TGAACGGACGGGTCATAGTTCACCGTGATGGTGACCTCCCCCGCATCCTTCAGGCCACCAATGAACTCGCGCCACCCGTTCGCCGAGTCGTGCGCGGTAACGTCGTAGGTGTCCCGCTTAATCTCGGGGCCCTTGACATCCGACACCCTGCCGATGGCCGTAAAACCCTCAGTCGGGGTGACACCATCACCACGCTTCAGCGCAATGCCGAACGCATCGATACCAGACACTCAGTTACTCCTTAGTCATGTGGACCCGGTATTCCGCGTTCAGGTGCTTAACGCGCGGGTCAGGGTCGGGGATTGTCTGATGCTGGGCATGTTTGATGTACACCTGTGAGAACCCAGCAACAGTCAGCGGCACGCGATCTAGGGCAGCGTCAACAGCAGAGAACATGTCGTAGATCTCGCTGGACCCCGGGGCCATCGACCAAACGTGAATTGTCACGGAGGAGCTAAGACCCTGCGCGTCATGAGTGTCATCAGCCAATTCGAGAATGTTCCCGATTGTGACGAACGGGTAAGGGGCAGGCTCGGGCACCTTGTCATAAACCCTGCCAGCGAGCGACGGGGCCCCATTGAGCTTGGCGAAAATCGCCGACTGTAGCGGACGCAGTCCAGTAGCCAAGGGTCACCACCTGCCAAAGAATCGGGGTGCCGCACGCTGCAAAGCGCGCTCACCGGTACGTGCATGGATCTGAGCGGCGGGCCCCAAGAACGGCTGATCGTTCATCTTGCTAGTGCCCTTTTCGACGTAGTACGCGTACTCGCGCACCTTGCCAGGCTGGATCTGCACCCAAGCCTTACCGCTACTGCTGTTCACCTTGGTCTCAATGGAATCCCGCAGCGCACCCGTGTTCACAGGCGCAAGATCCTTGGCCGTCTTCTGTAGATCCTCGGCCCACTGCTCAAGCGCTTCCGCTCGCAGGCTGTTAGCCCTGCGGGGAAGTTGCGCAATACGAGCAAGGGCCGTACGCAAACCGCGCAGACCATCCCCCGCCATTACTGACCAGCCTGACGGAAGAGACAGCTAGCAGCGAGGTACGTGCCTGGCATGCTCGGCTCGCTGACACTCAACACGAGAAACTCGTCAGACCCACGGTGCAGGCGGTCACCACGCTGTACGTCAGTGCCGGGAACCAGGTAGACCGTGTGCGTCTGGCTCTCACCGCTCTGCCCACCTAGGACACGCTCAATGGCAGTCGACTGAGCAAAGCGAGCGGGCACCGTGGCAACGTTCGTCCACACGGTAGTGAAACCGCCCATGCCATCCGAGGTACGCACGTCCCGGTACACGTCAGCGGACGCATTCAACATGCGCGCAATACGACTCATCGGGACTTCACCACCACACCAGGACCAGCACCAAAGCGGGCAGCAAGGCGGGCACGCTGCTCATGACTCAGAAGCATGATCCCGGTTTCGACCCCGGAGTACTTCACCTGATAGTCACCGATGCGCTCCATGTCGACCATGCGCGCGAGCGGGTCACCAGCGCGGAACTGCACCAGGGCCTGACCCGCGAGGCGACACACCATGTCGATGATGTCAGCGGGCACCGTGGGCAGACCGTGAACGTAGGTCACCTCGACCGCTGAAGGCTCCATGTCGGCACGCCACCCGTAGGACGACCACTTGACCGCACGCCACCCCATACGGCGCCACAGAGCGCCACTGGCTAGCTTGTAGTCCGTGACGTCATCGCCGTCGACAGTGACCGAGGTGACCGACTGCACGGGATTGCCAGGAAGCCTCAACCGCTGATCGTGGTCACCCTCAAGTACCACCGTGCTAGTCGTCTGAGTGATCGGGGTACCCGCAGCCTCGCGAACCAGCGCTGAGGCAACGTCAAGATATGTGGAAACAACGGCGGTCTCTGACCCAGCAACAGTGACGCCACGCGCTTCTAGGTCAGCGACAGTTGCCAGCGGAACGAGCGCCATGGGTCACCCTTCTTACTTAGCGGAAGCGGCAGGCTTACGGGCGGAAGGCTTGAGAACCTCGACCCGCTCAAGCTCGTCACGCTTCAGAAGCTTGCGTAGGTAGTCGAGCGTCTCGCTGTCCTCTTCCAGCGTGAACCGAACAACCTGCTTGGACTTGTTCTCTACCTCAACGGCAACCAGGGCCATGGGTGTTACTCCTAAGTCGGTAGGGGTGGGGCAAGGGGCGGGGGCCACCTACGAACTTTCGTAGATGACCCCCACTCACTCAGTCAGGTCAGGAAGGCAGACCCGTGGTGACGTCAACGTCCATGACCGCTAGGGCCTCCGGGCGGACGACCTTACCGCCGTACAGGTGGAGACCCTTAATCGCGTCGCCGAAGCTGTCCTGCGGACGGTACGCCTCAACCTTGTTGATCTGCTCCGCGTACGTGGTGGCGATGGAGTGACCAGCAACCACGAAGTTGGAAACGGCCGGAAGAGTGCCAGCGGTACCCTGCGGCAGGTTCAGCGAGACCATGACCGAGAACCCGAGGATGGAACCAACCTCGCCGTTCTGGATCGGCTGAGTGGAACCGTACTGGTTCGCGTAGATGAACCGCGTGTCCTGAAGGATCAGCGAGTAGAACTCGGGCGACACGACCAGGAATCGGCCAGCCGCAGGAACCTTGGACTTGTCAAGCTTGAGCTTCAGCGCAAGCACGATCTTGTACGCAGCGTCAGCAGTCGCCGCAGCACCCGGGGTCAGCACGTTGCCAGCGTTCGTGGTCATCAGACCAGCGAGGAACGTGTCAGTGACCTCAGCCAGACCAAACGCCGAGTCGTTCGCAGCGCGGTTCAGAAGCTGCCCACCGTCGCGAACCTGACGCGCGTCAACGTCGTCGACCTCGAACGCAAAGTACTTGGCCTGGTCGACCACAAGCGTGTCGTCGGTCGTGGTCAGAGTCTGCGGCGCGATGACCGTAGAGTTCTTGGTGTAGGTGCTGATCGTCGGACGCGCAAGGTGCCCGATGTGGACGGTATCGCCGTACTGCGCGATGTCGCCCTCATAGTCACGGTTGATAATGCCGCCCTGACCGAAAACCAGGTTCTCGCGTAGGGCAACTAGGAGGTCTGCCGACCAAACCTCGGGAATGAAAGTGTCAACGGCCATGCCGAAAGTGCCTTTCTAGAAAGGGGTAGTTGGTGCTACTTAATGCCGAGCACGTTGTTTAGGCGTCCCTCAGCCTTGGCCTTGTGGATTTGCTCCGGCGACATGCGCTTGAGGTCATCCCGGGTTAGCTGCTTGGGTCCAGCCGCCTTGCGCGCTGCGCCACCATCACCAGTGCCCTGAAAGCGTGGCCGGGCCGTTGCGGCTAGGTGTGGCTTTCGGGTTAGGAGCTCCTCGATAGCGTCCGTAATCTCGTCTGCGTCAACGTCGCCAGACTCATCAACCTCGAACTTGTCAAGGTCGAGGAAAGCCAGCGCATCAGCGGGATCGGCAAACTTGCCAGCCGCAGCAGCCTTAATCTCAGACTTGAGGATTCGCGAATTGGCCTTAGAAAGGGCCTCCCGCGTAGCCTGCGCCTTAATCTGATCGGCGTCAGGAGTCTCGTTCTCGCCCTTAGGGGCGCTCTCCAGTGCGGCGAGTCGCTGCTCTAGCTCCTGCCGCTTCGTACGCTCCTCGCGCCACTTGCCCTTCATGGAATCCAGCGCCTTCTTACCGGCATCGCCGAGATTCTCGGCACCTTCCGGATTCGGCTCGCTGTCATCCTCGGTTCCCGCGCCGTGCTGCTCACCAGTGGCAGTCTCATCGGTCACGGTCTCGTCAGTGACAGTCTCGTTTTCGGGCATGCTGAAGCCTCCATGCGCATTGCGCGCGAGTCAGGTACGAAAGTTCGTATGTGGTCGCTGAGTTGCTCAGCGGAGATAGCCGTTTTTGTAGAGCAACCGGATAGCGTGGTTGCGGTCACCGTCGGCAAGGCGGTAAATCTCTTCAGGCATCAACCGGGGTGGGCGCTTTTTCTTGCGCGACCCGGTACCTGTGTACGTGACTTGCACCGTACGGCCGAACATCTCAACCTTGTCCATGCTCTTGCGAGCGTTGACCACGCTGTAGATGTTGGCGCCATCATCAATGGCCTTTGCCCCAGCCTCGCCAAACACCCTGCGTCGCTGCTCAGCGCTCATCCGGTCGTACATGTCCCGCGCATCGAGCGTGTAACCAGCCTTGCGCTTGGTAACAGGCTCCATGGTGCAGTCACAATTGGGATGGCGCTGAAAACCGGTAGAAACGCTGTACTCGCGCCCAGCGAGGATGATGCAGCGAGAGCACGCGGGAAGCTCCACCACGCGCACATAGCTGGTCACCTGCTTATTGCCGACCATAGAAGCCTGGTCAGCCTGCCTACCGGTATCCGCGATTACCGTACGGGTCACCATGTTCAGGAAGGCACCAGCGCGAGCCATTGCGGTACGCGTGTTGTCACCCTGGTCACGGCGCCATAGCGCGGTAGGGATAGCCCGAGCGAGCACACCCATAAGGTTGCGTCCATCGGGGGTCTGACTCGCGAACTGATGGGGGTCTACCTCGGCGTCTAGTTCGCCGATCAGTTCCCGCATGTAGTCGTTCGTCATGTCCGCTGATTTGATCTGCCCCGCCTGAACCATTGCGGTTACCTTCGGCAGCAGTCGACCCCAGTCCCCTGCAACGGAGTTGGGGTCGACCTTGGACCACTCAGCGAGAACGGCTCGGGCGGTAGCGTCTGCTAGGGCTTCACGGCCCCGTTGGTGCTTCCTGGCTCGCAGGCTCCACATTGTTACCGCCGTTCGCGTTCATGATGTTCGAAAGGGCCCCCATGGGGTCCGACATCATTTCCTTTTCCTTCATGGCGAGTAGGTCAGCTACCTCGGTAGGCGTAAGCCCATACCGCAGTGCCAGAAACTCGAACGGGAAACCGATCGTCTTCAGCTTCAGCAGCGAATCCGCTAGCTGCGTCTGAGAACGTGACTCGGCATCAGCCCAAATCACTCGACCGCCCGTGATCGCACGAGACTTAGCGTCGTTGCCCTGGGCCAGAGCGATCAGCGAGAACACCTCGCGCAGTGCCTGACCAAACCAAAGCTGCTTTTCCTCGACCCGCTTAATCAGGCCCGTCTCAGCCGCTAGCAGCGCATCACCCGAAATGTTGGTCATGGACCCGATCAGGTAATGCGCAGGCGTGCGAGTCTGAGCGGCGATATGCCCCACCGCAACTTCAATGACGTTCGTGTACGCCTCAAGGTTCGCGGCCGTCCACTCATCAATCTTGACGTCATCACCCGTGAAGAACGCCACACGGTCTACAGCGAACCGTTCAAGGTCCACCGGACGCTCACCGATGATCTGCCCCTGATCGTCCAGCACAGGGACAACCGGCCGTTCCGCACCCAACACGATGCGCTGAGGGAACGACGCGTAGTCAGACGCCGTGAAGAGCTGCGCCCACAGCAGGTTTACAGCGTTCTGCATGGCCACCACGCCACCAACATCGCTGATCGGGTCAGAGACCAACATGGGCTTATTGGGAAGCTCCACCATCGGAACACAACCCATGGGATTTGGCTGAGGGTTGGGCTCATGACCCATATCCCGCGTCTCCCACCCGTCCATTTCGTCGTCAGCCTGAAGCATCACCATCGACTTTTTGGGGGTCGACAGATGCGCGCGACGGAACTTCCAAACCTCGTCCGGCAGATACAGGGTGGCGTAATCAAAACCGCCATCTTCCCAACGCTTCAGCGCGGCACGGCGCTTACGACGCGAACCAGGGACGTACATCACAACGCACTGCGAGGCATCCTCGAACGTGACCTCTGGAGTCTCCGGATCGTCAGGGTTACCCCACACCAGCACGAAGCTACGGCCACTGTTCACGGCCCCGAGAAAGCCAAGCTGCGAGTCAGCGTCAAGGGCATTCATCTGCCACACGCGCCACGACTCCTTATCAGCCTCAGTCATGCCGGACGGCTGGACACCAGTGACCGTGAGACGCTCAACCGGCGCATCGGACACCACCTGTACCCAGTTATCGGCAAAGTCCTTGTAGCGGTCACCGTGGTACTTGCGGAACTGGTCAGAGGCGAACGTTAGAGGCTGACGGCCCCGGTAGTACGCCTCATTACGGTCTATCTCCCAGCGCCGGTTACGCAGCTCGGTCTCAAGGATGTCCACCAGGCGGAGCGCTTCAGCTTCTGTGGCCATGTTCGCCCCCTCCTGGTGGGCCCTTATGCGGAGTAGTAGTAGTTCTTGCGCTTAGGCGCCGTCATTCCAGCCGCTACGGCGTCCATCGCTGCCTCATGAGCGAGGATGGAAGTAACCGCAACGTCGATTTTTTGGTCTTGGCTGGACTTGGCCAGCACATACCGGCCCTGCGGACGAGCAGCAGCGCGAGCATTTCGAATGTGACCCGACGTGATCGGGCACCCGTCATGCGAAAACGGGGTGTCAGCCTTGGCAATGTCCGTCTTCAGTCGCTCCGCAGCAGCGTGCATCTGAACAACTCGGCGCGTATACCAGCTAATTACGACCCGGTCACCGTACTGCGCTGCCCACTGGTCAACCTCGGAGTCCCAATAGGGCGGGTCGGCGTACAGAAGCTTGACGTCATAGCGCTGCATTAGCTCGTCCAGCGCTGCCGAGACTTCCAACCGGGGCACCTGCCCACCAAAGTCAGCGGGATTCCAAATGGTCGGTAGCTTGTTCGGCCCATAGGTGGGAGTGAACTGGAAACCGTCCAGCGTCTCAGCGCGGAACGACGACCAGTCATCAACGTCAGACCCGTCGAACCCCAGGACAACCGGAGTCTTAGGCGCCACAGTGCGTGAGCCGTTGGCGCGAGCCTCCCAAAGGTTGTGCTCTAGCCAGGCACCAGCACCAGCCACAATGCGGTTACCGAAGAACCTCTCTGCCTGCGCAGGGTCCGTCTCGGCAAGCTCGCTGGCCTCAGCCTCAATCGCGTCTAGGTCGATGTGCGGGCAATCGCAGTACACAGCGCGGTGAATCTTCCGGCGCTCCTGCTTGTTCCTGTAGGACAGGTTCAGGGGCGCTTGCGGGAAGTACCGGTAAACGTCCTCAGCCTTGCTCTCATGCGTCCGCTTAGCGGTCGACTCCTCTGAAGGGTCGTAAGCGTTCGTCGTTTCCATCGAGCGTCCGGACATACCGGCGAGACCACGGCGCATTGTCTCAGCAACTTTGATCATCTTGTTGGTTGCTGTGTACGTGCCTGTCTCATCCTGAATGGCGAACGTGATGGGGTTACCGAGTCGCGATTGCGCGGAGCTTGTGACAACGTCTATTCGGCCCTCATCGCCAACCCTGATGAACCCCTCGCGCACGCTCATGATGGCGCCCAGCGAACCGTGTTTCACCATGGCGGTAAGCGGCCGGTAGACGTTCGCCACCTGGTCCTCAGACGTGGCCAGAAGCTGAATCAGCGGAGTTGGCTGAGGCACGGCCATAGGCTCACCCTCGGCGTACTCATACGACCAGCCGCAGGGGCACCCATGGTCCCGGCACCGGTAGCGCTGAGCGCCGTCAGAGAACCCAGCAAACACGGTAGGTCCAGCGGCCTCAGCGAGCACGATCGAGGCTGCGAACGGCCCCTTCCCGCTCTTCTGAGACATGATTACCTGGGCTCGTCGGAAGACGAACGCAGTGCTTCGCTGGCCAACCGTCGCATCGGCGCGGACCGTATAGAAGTTGCTGGCTACCTTCAGTTGCCAAGGCAGCAACTCGAACGGTTCACCCTGCCTGAAACCATCGGGGATGACGGCATGTGCCTCGATCCACGCAAGCGTGACGACCAGGGCCTTACCGTCAGCCATCTGCAACCGCCTTCAGTCGGGCAGTCAGCGAGGCAACCGGCGATACAGCGGAATGGGTCGTCTGCCCGTCGTCGTCGGCGTCCACCTTGCCGATGGTCCACTTGTTGCGCGCCATGCCGGACACGCTGAGACCGAGCGACTCGGCGAACTGCTTGACCTGACCCCACACGATGGCAG